TGCCATTGCTGGATACGTCAGGTGAGTAATGTGGAATACACCCAACTGGTTGATGCTGGTTCTGTCACGACGACAGCCCCCGAAATCAAATATAAAAAATGGGTGAACAAGCGGACGGGGGAAGAGCAAGATGTGCCGGTTGGTATTGATCCGGGATGGGACTATAACCCTGGTAAATATCGCCAGCAGAACTTAGATCTGCAATTAGCCAAAAAACAGGCGCAGTTCGACAAGTTATAACAAAATCAGATGGCGCAATATAAAGCCCTTAAAGCGATTCCGCCGGTAAAATGCTGGCGGATGTACCACTTTTATCGGTTTGCGTTCATACAATGATTTTTAAACGCCATTAAACAGCACTCGGTGCGACTCGTTCAGTCTGTTTTCTTGTTTGGTTGCGAAATTATCGGAAAGAACGTTTAATACGCTCTGATATCCGGTCATCAAAACCAACCTGACATCCCCCTCGTTAAACAATAAAACCTGTTACTCCGCTATCAAATTCCGGCACCGCAGAATGAACGTAAGTTTTCATTCCGGATGTCAGCATGACTCGCAAAGATATCAACCTCGCACTCTGTTTTGAATTGCCGTCGCTTGACCAGCAAGCTCAAGACTATGTTGCGCCTGAATGGTTGCCGATGATCCCCGCTGGGGCATTTTCGGGCCGTGATGGTCGTTCATGGGTTAATGCTGATCCCGCTGCAATCATTGCCCGTTCTCAATTACCCATTCCATTTGATGTTGAACACTCCACTGAACTGCTCGGCCCACAAGGTCTGGCTGCGCCTGCTCGTGGTTGGATTGTTGAACTGGCTGACCGTTCCGGTGAGGTGTATGCCCGCGTGGAATGGAACGAAGAAGGCTTGGAAATTCTGGCCAAGAAAGAATACCGCTTTTATTCACCGGCATTTTCCTCAGGCAATGTCATGGCAATGGCCAGCGCCGGTCTCACCAACAAACCAAATCTTTATACCCCTGCTCTGAACTCGGAGGAATCCACCGTGCCGTTACCTGAAAAAATTGCCCAGGCACTGGGCCTGCAATCGACTGCATCCGACGATGATGCGGTGTCTGCCATTTCTGCACTGAAAACTGCAGAGCAAGTGGCGCTGAATCGCTCGCAATCACCTGATCCAACCAAATTTATTCCTATCGAAACGCACACGCTGGCATTGAATCGCGCCGAGTCAGCAGAAGGGAAGTTGGCCGAAAAGGAAAATACCGAAGTTGAATCATTGGTAGACAAAGCTGTTGCTGATGGCAAGGTCGCACCCGCCAACAAAGGTATGTACCTCGCCTTGTGTCGCACCCAAGAAGGCCGCGATCAATTCAAAGCATTCGTTTCTTCCGCACCAAAGATTGTGACTGCCGAAGAAACCAACCATCAGAAGCCAGCAACAGGTGAAAAGCTTTCATCTGATGAATTGGCTCTGTGCCGTCAGATGAATGTGTCACCAGAAGACTTTCTGGCGGCCAAAGCAAAAAATTCAAAGGAGTAATTAACGATGGCTTTTACTGAAGCGCAAGTACTCGAAGCATTACAGACTGCCATGTCTGCTGCTTATACCAAAGGGTTAGGTGCAGCAAAACCACAATGGGATATGGTTGCAACTAAAGTTCCAAGCGCTGCTGCCGCGAATAACTACGGCTGGATGAAAGATTTACCGGGCATTACGGAATGGACGGGTAATCGTCAACTTGCCACGCTAGATGCCCATGGTTACCAGATCGCTAACAAGACCTGGGAATCATCCATCAAGATCAACAAAGACAATTTTGATGATAACCAACTCGGTATTTACTCCGTATTGGCTGAAAAATATGGTCAGGATATTGCTGTCTTCCCAGATTCACTGGTCTTTGCATTGTTGAAATCTGGATTTACTTCTCTGTGCTTTGATGGTCAGTATTTCTTCGATACAGACCACCCAATGGCAGGTAGTACATACAGCAATATCGTCGGAACTGGCGCTGAAACAGGCGAACCGTGGTTCCTGCTCGATACCTCGCAAGTCGTAAAACCGATTATTTATCAGGAACGTCGTCCATTTGTGTTCCAGAACATGCAGCCAAACAGCGAATACACTTGGTTTAACAATGCCTATGCCGCTGGCGTCGATGGTCGTTGCAATGTTGGATTTGGTTTCTGGCAAACCGCTGTCGGTTCGAAAGCAGCATTGACGGCTGATAACTATGAAGCTGCTATTCAGAAAATGGCAAAAACCAAAAAAGACAATGGTGAACCTTTAGGTGTTCGTCACACCACACTGGTGACGGGTTATGCCAATCGTGCTGCCGCCATGAAAATCTTGAAAACAGCACTGACTACCGGTGGCGAAACCAACATCTACTTCAACGATGCTGAGCATGTCGTGAGTCCATACATTACAGCGTGATTATTGATCCATAAGTTACAGAGTAATTATTAATGTCGGTTAGTGATTAACCGACATTTATTCCCCCGTTTATGGAGTGGTTTATGTGTGCAAAACGAACCGATAAATCCAGCGAAGACCAGGAAGGGACAGAAACGCAATCGGCAGAACAACTGGCTGATGCGCCTGTGGAGCAAGTTGAAGTTGCAACGGATAAAGATGCGACATCCGAACCGGGTTTCGCGTTAGTGCTGGATGATGAAATCAATCGCTTACTTGGGAAGTTGAAATCTGGTGACGCACTGAATCCACAAGAAGAGATGAGACTTAACTTGCACTACAAGTGTCAGGTCACATCAAGCAACACTATGAGTCAATCAGATCTTGTTGCACAGGATGTTGTGCAAACTCAGGCAGTAGATGCACAAGAAACAGTGCAACCAGCTGCTGATGAAGAGCCAGGTGTTGAGTTGAACTCGGTTGATGTCGTCGAAGTGCTTGCGGTTACCAGTAAATCTGCAACTGGATTTCATCGGGCAGGGCTTAAGTTCGAACGTCTTAACGCGATCCCAGTTGAAGTGCTGGCTGATGGTTCTGGGCTGGTTGGTGACTACCCGCTGACGATTTCACAGGTGCAGGCTATCCGTGATGAGCCGCATCTGAAGTGTGAAGTCATTCATGATGGAGTGACTGTGTAATGGCTTATGCAACCCGGCAAGACCTGCTCGATCGTGATGAATCCATGATTTGGAATCTGGCTATTAACCGTGAAACCAACGAACTGGATGAAGCTGCGATTGCTCAGGCATTACAGCAGGCCGATGAAGAAATCGACAGCTTGTTAGCGCGTCGCTTTCAGCTGCCGTTGCCTATTGTGCCGGGTGTCATTAACAAGATGGCGGTGCAAATCGCCATCTATTGGTTAGCTGATCGCGATAACCAGGCGACTGACCTGATTGAAAAACGTTATCAGCAAGCCGTGGCAACTATCAAAGAGATTGTGAATGGCACGCGTGAGCTGGGGCTCCCCACTGCGACGACTACGCCGGAAGCGGCAGGCGGTAAAGCAACGTTGATCCAGTCTGAAGCAGGCCGGTTGATGACGCGTGACAAGCTGAGTGGGGTGCTGTGATGTCTGCATCATTAGAGGTTCGTGGTGATGTTGAGCTTAAACGCATTCGCGCACTGGTATCAAAACTCTCGGACCCGAGTTTGCTGGCTCAGTTATCTGACGATATCGGTGCAGTAGTTGAAAGCCAGACGCGCCGCCGTATTGCTGATGAAAAGACCGCCCCAGATGGCAGCAAGTGGGAAGCCTGGTCAGCGGATTATGCAAAGACGCGTCATGGCAACCAGTCGTTACTGCAGGGCGATGGTGATCTGCTCGATTCCATTCAGTTCTATGTAGAAAAAAAGGCTGTTCACGTTGGTAGTCCGCTGCTGTACGCGGGAGTGCATAACGATGGCTTTGACGGTGCGGTGAAAGTGCCTGCGCATATTCGTCGCATTACACAAGCGTTCGGTCGTGCACTGAAGTTCCCGGTCTTCCAGCAAGTGAGCAGCTTTGCTCGTCAGATGCATGTCCCACAGCGTCAGTATTTAGGGTTGTCCGGTGATAACCGAAATGAATTGTTGTCGGTTATTGGTACGTTTTGGGGAGCACAGTTGCCATGAGTCGCCCGGAGTTTATTACGGCAGGTAGTACCGTTGCGGCTTGCGATGCCATTGCGTCATATCTGAGACCCAAATTGTCGGGCGATAAGGTGGCGCAAGTTCAGGCAGTAGAACGGCATGTTGGCCGCTTTAATGAGCCATCAGAGATAAAGCGTTATATGACGGGCAGTGATGGGGCGATCCGCATCGCGGCACTACGGGTCGGTGACATTAAACAGTTCACAGGCGGGGTGCAGGGAAAGATTGAGTTTGCCGCCTACGTCATGGCCACCGACAAATTTGGCTACGCCAGAGACACCAGAGCGGAGGTGATTTGCGGGTTGTTAACCCGTGAGTTGTGTCGCCGTGGGGTTGGCAAAGACATGGGGGCCGAAGGCTCACCAGAAGGTATCCGCGCTGACAATCTCTACTCCGGTCAGTTAGATGGCCTCGGTGTTTGCATCTGGGTCGTTACCTGGTCACAGCTTTGGCGCACCGATGACGAAATAGATTTAACCACAATTGATGACTTCTTAATTCTGGGTTTAAACGCACCACTTGCTGACGGTTCACCGTCATTAGATGCAGAGATCCACGTTCGGGGAGATACCGATGGAAATTAAAATTCAACCAGCCAGTAAGGACATCAAAGTCCGTAAGCCTGATGGGGCTCATCTGTCTGATGAGGGTGAAACAGTCACCCGAAATGCATTCTGGATCCGACGCATCGCCGATGGTGATGTGGTGGAAATGACTCAGCCTGTAACAGCTGCGAAGAAAGGAGCATAAGCATGTCTCTTGGCTCAATACCAAACGATATCCGCGTGCCGCTGTGTTATATCGAAATTGATAATTCCGATGCAGTCTCTGGCACTCCGGCAAAACCAAGCAAGATCTTAGTGCTTGGTCAGCAATTGGCGGGTGGTTCAGCAACACCGCTGACCCTGAATCGCATCACCAGTGACAGCCAGCCTGGTTCGTTATATGGCAAAGGCTCAATGCTGGCTGGCATGTTGGCATCATTGCGCAAAGCAAACAGCTATACCGAAACATGGGCTCTGGGCATTTCAGATCTGGTTGCCGGTGCGGCTGCTTCTGCAGAAATCTCTGTAACCGGGACGGCCAGTGAAGCGGGAACGCTTTATCTATTAGTGGCTGGCGAACAGGTTCAGGTGGGTGTTACCGCTACAATGACCGCCGCCGCTCTGACTACCGCTATCATTGTCGCTATCAATGCCACGCTGACATTGCCAGTGACTGCCGCCTTGAAAGAAGGCACGACAACGACGGTTGTGCTGACTGCCAAACACAAAGGCACCACAGGTAATGATTTAGATACCCGTATCAACTATTACACCGGTGAAGCAACCCCCGCTGGTTTAGCGATCACTATCTCCGCGTTTACGGGTGGCAGTGGTACCCCGGACATGTCGGCGGTGCTCGCAGCTATTCCTGACGAGTGGTACACCTACATTGTCATGCCGTTTAACGATACGGCCAGCATGAATACCTTGCGTGACGAACTGGTTGAACGCTGGGGCCCGCTCAAGATGATTGAAGGCATCGCCTTCACTGCATATCGCGGAACCCATGCCGCCACCGGTTCTTATGGCGAATCGCGTAACGACTATCTGTTTAGTTGCATCGGCACTAACAAATCGCCACAACCGACATGGATGTGGGCGGCCAACTATGCCGGTATCAGCTCGTATTATCTCGATATTGACCCAGCGCGCCCGCTACAGACCTTAGTCCTACCCGGCATTTTACCTGCTGCAAAATCAGCCCGTTGGGATATGACAGAACGCAATCTGTTGCTGCATGACGGTATCGCTACGCATTACGTCAATGCCAGCGATGAGTGTGCGATCGAACGCGAAATCTCAATGTATCGCGTGAATAGCTTTGGTGATTCAGATCCAAGCTATTTGGATATCACGACACCGGCCACGTTGGGGTATATCCGCTATTCAATTAAGACCCGCATTAGTCAGCGTTACCCACGCCATAAGCTGGCTGATGATGATGTGTTGGACATCATTGACCCATCACAGCCGATTGTGACGCCAAAGCTGATGCGTCAAACCCTGCTGGATTTAGCGCTGGAATGGGAACGTGACGGTCTGATTGAGGGTTTTGATACCTACAAGGACACGCTGAACGTCTATCGGGATACCAGTGATAGAAATCGCCTGAACGTCGTATGTCACCCCGACATCGTGAATCAGTTGCGCATCTTTGCATCCCTGATCCAGTTCAAATTGTAAGGAGTAGCCAATGATTTTAGGTCATGCAGTCATTCGAGTGAATGGCACAGAAATTAAAAGTAAAAGTGGTGCAACACTCAACCCTGGCGGCTTTCAACGCACCCCGCATAACGGTGCTGGGAAGAGCTGGGGTTATAGCCGGAAATGGGTTAACCCATCACTGGAATGTGTGATTGCAGCTGATGAAGATGTTGATGTTATTGAAATCAATGCCATTGAAGAGGCTTCAATCACGTTTGAAGGCGATAACGGATTGTCGTATCTCATCACTAAAGCTGCACCGCAGGATCCAGCCCCTCTTAATGAAGATTCCGGTGACATCAAAGTGACGTTTATCGGCTCGTACTGCAAAAAGATTTAATGGGGATTTATGGCGATTCTGGTCTTTGAATTAAAGCATGGTCTGAAAGTGGGTAAAGGCGCAGATGCTGAAACCCACTATGAAGTCGAGCTGCGCGAGCTGACAACTGCGGATGTTATTGACAGTGAATTGGCCGCCGAGAAAGTTGTGGTCGTTGGTGCAAACGGTAGTGAAAAAGGTATCGCATATACCTCCGGTGTCATTATGGGACTGGAGTTATTGCGTCGCCAAGTCGCGCGGATTGGTGAAATTGATGGGCCATTGTCTATGAAGTTGCTGCGCCAGCTGCATCCAGATGACATGAAGATGCTCAACGATAAAGCCGAGGAAATGGATAAAGCACTGGCGGGGATTGGCAACCGGGGGCGATCTGATGCCGTTGGCGAAAATGCTAACGGCGTCACTGATTAACCTGACGACGCGATTCGACCACACCTATTTAAGACAGCTGACATTACGCCAGCTGTTTAACATCATTAAACAGCTACGGGAGATGCGAAGTAATGGGTCAGCTCGTTAGCGAAATCATCTTAAATCTTGGTGGCAACTTAGATGCTAAAGCCCGTATGTATGGCAATAGCATGACTGAGTTTGCCAGGAAGAATCAAACCGCATTAGGTATCGCAGGTCGTTCTATCGAATCCGTAAGTCGTGGGCTAGATAAAATCGGTAATCGTTATACCGCAATTGGTGCTGGCATTATCACCGGCGCGACCATGCGTAATGTTGCTGATTATGAAGCGAGTCTGGTTCGACTTGGCACAAATGCTCAATTATCAGATGAACAAATCGCGGGTTTAAACAAACGAATTAAAGAAGTTTCAAACCAGAAAGATATTCGCATTAATTCAACTGAATTATTAAGCGCCGTTGACCAATTAATTTCATTAACCGGTGATGTTGATTTCGTAAATAACAATATAGAAAATATCGGTTACACCATGCAGGCATTTGGCTCTGATGCAAAATCATCAGCTGAATTATTAGCACAGTTTTGGGAAAAGAACGTGCGCGGTGCTGATGATGTAAATAAATCTTTAGATGAGCTGTATGGTCAATTCGCAGTAGGTAAAGTCAGCGTAGAAGATATAGCGCGTGTATCACCTAAGTTGTTTTCAATAATCCAGCAGCAAGGCCCAGGTGCAATAGCACAAATGGGTGGCTTGCTTCAGGTGTTCGCTAAAACAAAAGGTTCTGCTGATGAAGCAGTAACTTCAATCAATGCTGTGTTTGCTGATTTGATGAATAAGAAAAATATTCAGTTCTTAAGTAAGCAGGGTGTTGATGTATTTAAAAAAGGCACAAAAGAATTTAAAGAACCAGTTGAGCTGTTAAATGAAATATTGAAAAAAGCGAAATATGACCCAGTTAAATTGGGTGATGTATTTAGCCAGACATCAATGGAAGGGTTGAAGTCTTTATTAAACCCTGCCAACAGAAAGCTATTAGAACAACTGGTATCCGGTGATTTTAAAGTTGGTGCGACTAATGAGTCATCAGCAAAGAATGCTGAAACCTATAAAGCAGCAATGTCGGCATTAAACAATGAATGGTCACAGTTCGCAGATAAAGAACTGGCCGGGCCAATCAAAGAGTTAGCCGATGCCATTAACAGTGTTGACCATCAAACCGTACAAGATTGGCTTGAGCTGGGTAAAAACGTCGCGCTGGTTGTCGCCGGCGCTGTTGCACTGAATAAAGGTGTCCAGCTTGGCCGTGATGTAAAAGATCTCTACGGGTTTATCAAAGGAAAAAAAGGCGGCCCCGCGTCACCTAATGGCCCTGCATCATATGACATCGGGGGTGCTACTCCGGTCTATGTCGTGAATATGCCTACTGGTGGTTTACCAGGTGCCACGGGTTCACCAACGGGCCCTGTCGGTCCAGTTCCTCCCGGAAGCAAACCGCCATCACCTGGTTTAGGCAATATCATTAACGGTGCATTCAGTGTTTGGGGGATGTATGAAGCATCACGCTATGCATCTCAACAGGTCATTGAACAATCAGGCATTGGTGAAGCTGCCAGAAATAGTGATACCCGTAAATATTTTGACCATGACGTCAGTCTGAAATCTTGGTCTTTCTCTGACATATGGTCAGAGCTGAAAAACGCATCGTCGGAATCACAGCGCTTTGGTGAAAAGCAGCAAGCTGAACTCTATGGAAATCTGAATATCCGAGTTAGTGATGATCGAGTACGCGTTTCACAGTCTGGTTTTAACTATCCGAGCCTGAACGTCAATGTTGATAACGGTCGTAGCATGACAGGGGGTGACTGATGTCATTTGATGATCGTTTAACGGCCTCTTTCCGTGGTGTCACTTTTTTACTGGAAACCGCTGGTGGTAAAGGTGGCCGTCGCGCTATTCCCCATGCGTACCCTAAAAAAGAATCTGGCTGGACGGAAGATCACGGCGCGGTGCTGACTAATCAAAGCATTACCGGTCGAGTTGTCGGCAAGAATTACATGACGCAGTTACGTGATTTACTGACGGCGTTAAACACAGCTGGCCCCGGTGAATTTGTGCATCCTTGGTGGGGTGTTCAGCAAGTTCAAGTCGGGGAGGTCAGCCACGAATTAGTCAATGAAGAAGACCAGACCGCCACGGTTACGTTCCAGTTATTTGAAGCGGGTACAAACTTGTTCCCGTCGTCCAGCGCCGATACTGCCGCAAAAATTAAAAGTGCGGCCAGCGATGCTGCCGACAGCAATAACTCATGGTTTAGTTCCTTGTGGGATAGTGATGCGATAGATGGCATGGGCACCATGATTGATACATGCCTGAATGATTTAAACGAATTCACCAATGGTTTGCCGTCAACGCCATCTGCGTTGCGTGAATGGACTAATCGCCTGGCTAACATCAAAGATAGCGTTGGGTCATTGCTGGCTTATCCTGGGGAACTGGCAAGGCAAGTCACATCGTTGCTTTATGACATCAAGGGCATTGCTACAGATCCTATCCGGGCATTGAGTGTTTATGACCTGGTAAAACGTCGTTGGGCGGGCATGCGCGCTGAATTATCCGCCACGGGTTCACTGTCGAAAAACATCAAAGTGAGCAATGGTGTGGCCAGTTCGGTATCCAGCATTAAATCGACAGCGTTAAATACCCGTTTAAACAACAATATTGCTGCATTTAAACAGCTGATTTTAACCAGTGCGGCTATCGGTAAGGCCGATACGATTGCTGATTGTGAGTTCACCTATGCGCAACAAGCTCAAGATATTGGCAATGATGTTGCCGACCAGTTGAATGAGCTATCAAAAACCTCTATCGATGCCGGTGACCGTAGCAGCTGGCGAACATTACGCGCCCTGCGTTATGCCGTAGTCGCGGATACCAAAGACCGCTCACTGCAGTTGCCAGCCATGCGAGTGGTTACCACTAAACGACCAATCCCAGTTGCACTATTAGCCTGGCAAGAGCTGGGTGATACCGAGCAACGTGAAACTATTATTGCCCGCAATCGCATCCGCAATCCGGCCTTCATTCCTGCTGGTTCTGACATCGAGGTGATCAACAATGGCTGAGCCTATTGTCTTGTCTGTTGACGGTAATAAATATGATGGTTGGACCGGCATGAATATCACTCACTCGCTGGAAGATATGGCGGGTGGGTTCACTTTGTCACTAACAATGAAATGGCCTGATGCTAAAGCCAGAACCATTAAACAAGGGCAGGCATGTACCGTAAAAATTGGCAGTGATCAGGTGTTGGCTGGCTATATCGATGACTGGATTCCATCCTATGACGATAAGTCTGTGCGATTGGAAGTTCAGGGGCGTAGTAAGACCGGCGATTTAGTCGATTGTTCTCTTGTACAGAAAACCGGTCAATTCAATGGTCTGACGTTTGTCGATATTGCGAAGCGAGTTTGTGAGCCATTTAGCATCGATGTGGTGTTAGAGGTGGATGCCGGTGACAAGTTTGGAAAGGTGACTGTAGATCAAGGCGAAACAGTTTTCGAATTTCTAGATCGACTGGCAAAGCAGCGAGCCTTCCTGCTCACCACAGATGCTATGGGCCGTCTGGTCATCACCAGAGCCAGCGCGGTTGTGCTGCCCGTTCGCTTACAACTCGGGGTCAATATTCTGGCCGCTCGTGGCCGTTTCTCAATGCGTGACAGAGCCAGCCAATACATTGTGAAAGGTTCCAGTTCTGCAGGCGGTGCTGCATGGGATGACGTATCACCAAAACAGATAGGTGGTAAGCAAACCATCGTTACTGATCCAGAAGTCACCCGCTATCGCCCTAAAATCATCTTGTCTGAAGATATTGCCACCGCAGGCGGTTCAGCGACGCGTGGTCAATGGAATAAACAACGGATCATCGGACAGTCTAACCAGACTGAAATTACCGTGGCCGGTTGGCGCGTGAATGGCGAAAAAGGTGATTTATGGTCGGTTAATAAACGGATGCGCATTATCGACGAACTGCAGGGTCTGGATGTTACCTGGCTAATTAACACAGTGATGCTGGTTGAAGATGAAAACCAAGGCCGTATAGCTGTGCTGGGGTTTATTCCACCGGAAGCCATGGATTTACCCGTGTTATCTGAACGTAAAAAACACACTAAAACGGAGGCTACCTGGTAATGGATCTCCGTCAGGTTCAGCGTTTAATTGCACCCCTACACAGAAAGCTCCGTTTGATATTTGATCGGGCGGTAGTCACTATGGTCAGCGATAGCCTGCAACGCCAGAATCTGCAGCTGAAAGCGCTGGCTGATGAAAACCCGGATGAAGTCGAACGCTTTCAAAACTACGGATTAACCAGCGTTCCTCCTGCAGGTTCTGAAGCTATAGTTGCCGCTATTGGCGGCCAACGCTCCGGACTGGTTGCTATCGCTGTCGAAGATAAATCCTGTCGCCCAAAAGGTGGTATTGAAGGGGATGTTGTTCTCTATCATCTCGAAGGTCATAACCTGCTTTTTACTAAAGATGGCAAAGCCATTCTGACAGTAAAAGAAGTTACTCTCGTTGCCTCTGAAAAACTCACCATTATCTGTCCTGACAATGAAATTCAAGGCCCGCTGAAGGTTACAGGACCAATATCATGTGAAGACGAAATTAGTGCCAGCGGTGGTATCTCATCTCAGGGTTCAATCCATGCAGAAGATGATATCACCGCTGGCACTGTTAGCGTCCTACACCATGACCATAACGATCCTCAAGGCGGGAAGACTAGTGAGCCGAATCAATGACAGCGCGGATTTATTGGCAATATCCAGATGGTGGTGACATCCAGATAACTGGTGGTGCAGTTCAACAAGATAGTGGACTGTCATCACTGGTTTATTTGTGTTTGTTTACCGATTCCCGTGCCAACGATTCAGATGAAATTCCAGATGGAACAACAGACCGTCGTGGTTGGCCTGGTGATACTTATGTCGATACAGAATGGGGATCACGTCTTTGGTTGTTAGAGCGTGAAAAACTCACTAATGAAGTTCGTCGTCGTGCTGTTGATTATGCAACGGAAGCGCTGAACAAACTCAAATCAGCTGGTTACATAAAGGCGGTATCAGTCACTGGGACCATTCCGCAATTGAATACCTTAGTTCTGACTATCGAATTGACCAAACCGAACGGTTCAACGCTGTCATTAACAGTATCTCGCCGTTGGGAGGCACAATATGCCGTTTAATGTGCCAACAGTAAGCAAGCTGATTTCAGACGGCAAAGTTGATATTGAAATTGCGCTGGATGGTTCGCTGCCGCCAATGAGCACCGAAGAGGCGGTTAACATATCGACTTCATTAGCGTTGCGTGATTTATACGACCATCAAACCTATATTGCGCAACAGATCATCCCATCTGAAAACTCAGACGATGACACTATTATTGAAGCTGCAATTTCTGAAGGCGTTATTCGTAAACAGGCAACATATGCTTATGGATCATGTCAGCTGGTTGGTACATCACCTATCTCTGTTGATAGTGAGCTAACTCATACCAATGGAAACATCTATTACGTTACAGCCAGTGGTTCTCCATCTGGTGGAAATGTAGTCGTTGAAATTCAGGCTAAAGATGCTGGTATCGCTGGAAATCTAGCCACTGGTGAGTCATTAACATTGGTATCACCTGTATCAGGAGTGAACCCGCAAGCGGTTGTTATAGGTGATGGCATCGCTGGTGGCGTTGATCTAGAACCAATTTCTGAGCTGCTTGAGCGCTTACGTTATCGCAAACGACATCCACCTGTTGGTGGCTCAATCCATGATTATATTGCGTGGATGCGGGAAGTAGCTGGTGTCACCAGAGCGTTTGGATGGGATAGCTGGCATGGTGGCGGTACTGTTGGCATTGCATTTTGCTATGACGCAAGAGCTAGCATCCTACCAACTAGTACTGAACTAGCTTATATGGATGCATACATTTTCCATCATGATGATCCAGCCACTGGTGACGGTGTTGGTCGCCCAGCTGGCATTGAAGTTATTCCGGTTCCAATCACGCTTAAACATGCTGCATTAAACATCCATTTAATCCCTGATACTGCGGAAATACGAACAGCTGTATCTGCAAATGTTTTGGCATTACAAAATACATTGCAGCCAGGAACTACCGCGCTTATTACGGCTATTAGAACAGCAATTGGGTCATCTGCGTCAGTTACTGATTACACATTGGATTTAACTACTAATGTAACAGCTGCTCAGACTGAGTTAATTGTGTTTGAGGTCGCGTATGTCTAACTCAAACGAGGCATGGGCAGATGTATTGATGCAGTTGATGCCACGAGGCCGTGCTTGGCCGCGTGAAACCAGCAGCGATTTATATCAGCTGATTCTCGCAATCGCAGAAAGATATAGAAGGGCCGAATTTAACTCTGAAAAATTACCTTCCGAAATGCGGCCAGAATCAACATTACAGCTTCTTTCTAACTGGGAAGAATACCTCGGGCTGCCTGATTGTTCCGTCATCGGTGATAGCGTTGAATCTCGTCGTGTTGCGCTTGTTGAAAAATACCACCGGAAAGGTGGTCTATGGGCTGCAAAAATTGAATCGCTGTTGGCTGCATTTGGCATAACGGCGATCGTTGAAGAGCAGTTCCCTCACCACTGCATGCGGTCATGTACCTACCCACTGATTAGTAACGTGTATCGTCACATAACGGTCGTTAGTGTCGCATCAATACCTTCAAGCAGGTTTACCTGTTTAGATACCGTCAATGTTCCATTGAATAGTGATATGGCATTACTCGTTGAGTGCTTACTGAATCAATACAAGATGGCTGGCCGCAGCTATGAGATAAATTATGTATAAGGGGTGTTTATGTTTGGTTTAGATAACACATCTGGCGTTTCAGTAATGCCACCTATTGCTGACAAGCTAAATGCTAATCCTTTATGGTTTACTGAAGGTGGTGGTGGCGCTGCTGCGTCTTATCCTGGTAAAGATTGGTTCAATGCGATTCAGGCTGAGATTGTTAATTTCATAGTGGCATCGGGTCTTACACCTAATAAAACTGACTTAACGCAAATTACCCAAGCTGTCTTGAAAAGCATACAGAAATCAGCATCATCGTTTGCCAATGATACAGGTATAGCAAACGCTTATGTGTGCAACTTCACTCCAGCTATAACAGCACGGAGTGAAGGGCAGGTACTTCGCTTTAAAGTTGCAAACACCAATAACGGTGCATCAACGGTTAATGATGGAGTTGGCATTGTTCCTTTGGTTGGTGGCGCTCACTCCGCACTGCAAGGCGGTGAGTTGGTTGCGGGCGGTGATGCGTGGGTGCAGTGGAATAGCACTGTCGGCACTGGATCTTATGTTTTGCTGTTTTGTTCTGGTGCACCAGAGCAAATAACTCAAGGCGCTAAACCTAATCACGCAGCAACGCTTGCTCAAGTCCAGTCACAAGCTGCTAATTTTATCGCTGACACTGGGGCAGCAAATGTATATGTGGCACCTTTAGTTCCAGCTGCTGCATCGTATTATGATGGCATGAAAGTTCGGCTAAAAATTGCTACTACCAATACGGGGTCATCAACTCTTAACGTTTCTTCGCTAGGAGCCAAGACGATATATGGCGGTGCTCACGCGTTGTTACAAGGGGGCGAACTAATAGCATCCGGCTATGCCGAATTTGAGTACAACTCCACTCTTGGCGGATTTGTTTTACTATTTTGCACTGGGGCTCCGGAGCAAATATCTGACGGAACTCAGGCGAAACATGCTGCAACAGTAGGTCAAATACAATCCACTGTCGGCAATAAAAGCTTATCAGTATCTGTGGCTAGTAACGCACTAACGATTACTGTACCTGCTGGAACAACTTTATCATTTCGTAGTGCATCCCTTACCGATGGCACATCATTTAACGTAGTTTTACCTGCGCAACTTTCATTAACTGTTCCATCCAGTGCGACGCTAGGCACAATCTCGGCGGTACAAGCTAACCTTGCGATAGTAGCTCTATATAATGGTGGATCCCCAATTTTAGGTATTGTTAACCTAGCAGGTGGGGCAGACTTGTCCGAATCTGGATTGATGACTTCCACCACCATCAGCCCCAGCGCAACCAGCTCGGCAGTGGTTTACTCCGCCACCGGTGTTACAAATTCCCCCTATATTGTAATTGGGCTAATACAGATAACTGAATCCGCCGCAGGAACTTGGGCCACCGCTCCAACATTGGTAACGCCAAGAGGCACTAATCTAATCTCGCAGCTCGGCGGATTTGGGCTTTTCAGCACCGTAACAAACGTATCGGCATCTAGAGTGGTTGGAACAACGTATTACAATCCAAGCTCTAAGCCTATGCTGTGTTTAATTACCGCTACTGCTGCCGCCAGTGGTGGGGCCGTGTTATACAGTTTAAACGGGGCTACTGCTCTTAGTTTTATGAGCAGCTCGACAACTGCCTTTGTCGCAACTACGCCTTTCGTCGTCCCGCCCGGCGGGTCACTAGCTATAACTGTTACAGGTGGCAGTACTTTGTCTAGATGGGTGGAGTGTTTATGAGCGATAAATATTTTGTTAATTCAGATAAATCAGAAAGACATGTAATTGATGAAAATTATGTGTCTCTGTTACCTATAGGCCTAATAGAGATAAGCGAAGAGGAATACAAAACTCTTATAGCTCCCGATGTGCAGAACCAACTTTGGTTAGAGTACAAGGCTAAGGCACAAGCACTTTTGGATAAAAC